GCAGTTGCTGGTAGTCAGGGATCTGCCCCATCAGCTAATATAACTTGGTCAACAGGTAATATTTTTAATATCACTTCGGGTTGGTCATTAACTCCCCCTACCCAAGTAGCTTCTTCAACAACTTTAGTTTGGTCTTCAGATTTGTTTTTTATAGATACATCAGGTTTTGCTGGAGCATCAAATGCGACTGGAACTACTCCTGTTCAAAGCACATCTTTTTCAGGACTTGTTACATTTAACAGTGGTGATTTTAGACTTGATGGTTCTACAATTACATCTATTGATGGTGGTAATATAACTGCTGGATCTTTAACTGTCACTAATGCAGATATACAAGACTTAACTGTACAACGTATTAAGATAGCAGGTTCTGCTGTGTCTGATTTAAGACACGCTGAAACAGGTCCAAGGACTCAACCTAGTAATCAAAGTTATAATGTAATACATTCTCTTACTATACCTGTTATTGCAAATATTCCTATATTTGTATCAGCAGCTATCATGTATGGACCTTCATCTACTGTAACATTAGGTTCAATGTTTGTTTCAAGAGTAAGATTATTTCCTACTTATATATCTGGTGGTCTTCAATTTTGGGTTCCTCTTCAAATACATGAAAATGCACAATTACGATCAGTTAGTTACAAACTCCAAGGATCTGACTCTAATCTTTTAACTGATGTTTTAGTACCTAGTGTAACTGGACCTGTCACTTTAAATTTTCAAGCTCAAAGTTATCTGCAAAATCCTAACGGTACTATTGCAACTTTACCTATGACTATATACAGATCTCATTTTTACATTCAATCGGTGGTAAAGTAATGAATACATATCTTACATTTAATTCAGATGGTACTTTGTTTCAAAAATGTACTATATCAGAAATACCTAATGATGGAAAAGAATATATAGATGTTTTAACATTAAATTTTGAACCAGATATATATAATAACATATATACATTAGTTAATAATGAAATACAAAGTAGTCCAATTCCAGAAATAGTAATATCAGAAGATGAAAAATTAGCAAATGTACGTATGATTCGTAATGAAATATTAAATGAATCTGATTGGACACAAGTTCCAGACTCACCTGCAAACTCTTCTGAATGGGCTACGTATCGTCAAGAACTTAGAAACATAACTGAAGGTATAGATCTGTCAAATGTAACATGGCCTACTCCCCCAGTATAAGGAAATAATATGATAAAAATATTAAGTGGCCCTGAGTTGGCTGATCAATGGCATATTATAAAGCCACAAATAGAAGAAGCTATAGGGCATGGTAGTGGCGCTGTTACATCTTATGGTTTGTTCTTACAGTGTTTAGGCGCAGTAGGTCAGTGTTGGGTTAGAGATGAAGGTGGTGTTTGTATAACTCGCTTTGAAGAAATAGAAGGTAGGCGTCAGTTAGCTGTCGTTGCCTGTACATCTAATGGTTTATTAACATTTCTTACAGAATGTATGGATTTGTTTGAAGATTTTGCAAAATTAAATAATTGCAAAAGAACTGTAGTGTATGGTCGTAAAGGTTGGGCGAGAGCCTTGAAAAAATATGGATATTATGAGCCGTTTATAACGCTCATTAAGGAGGTTTAATTATGGGTTTTGGTGGTGGTGGTGGAAATACTTCGACAGCAACAACAGAGTTACCAGCGTGGGCAAAACCTTACGTTGAAGACAGTCTAGGTAGTGCTGTAGATTTATACAAATCGGGAGCGTATGAGAATGTATCTGGTTTAACTCCAGAACAAGTAACTGCTTTTGAAAGACAGAAAGAACTTGGTGGTGCAGGTGGTGTTTACGATCAAGTTGCAGCAGACAGTTACGGAGCTACTCAAGCTTACAGAGATGCTGCTTCTGGTACTGGTATCTTTGGTGCTGATGCATTAGGTCAACAAACTGCAGCTATGAAAGATTCTATTGGAACTGCAGTAGGTGACATTATAGGTCAACAGAAAGGTCAGTTTACACGTACAGGCAACCTCGGTGGTGCTAGAGCACAACAGTCGATGGACTCATCTGCTATGAAGGTAGGTGGTGATATGGCAGCTGCAGAGCTTGCTAATAGACGCTCGGCAGCTTTATCAGGGGCTGGTGGTGTACTGGGTGCAGGTAATACTTTGCAACAACAGTTTGGTGCTGGTGCTTCAACTATGGGGGAAGTAGGTACAGCTTTACAACAACAGAATCAAAACGAAGGTGACGCTGCTTATCAAGGAGTTCAAAGATTGTTTGGTCTTTATGGATCTCCAGCTATAGGTAGCACTTCTACAAGAACGGGTGGAGGAAAGTAATGCAACGTATTATACAAAGGTATACAGAGGGCGGCGGTGTACAACCAGCTACTAATACTGGGTTACCAGCTGGGGGAAATGCCGCTTCTGCTATCTCTAATTACTTATTAGGACCAATGTCAGCTAACGCCACTACTCTTTCATACACTGGTGCTGGTGAAGGGGTTCCTGATTACCATGCATTAGCTTTAGAACAGAAGAAACTCAGAGAAGCTAAAATGATTGCTGATGCAGCCGCTGTTTCAACTGCTACTGTTGCACCCTCTGGTAATGGGGGAGGAAACACTGCTCCAGTATACAATCAATCTACTGACCCAGCTACTATAATAGCTCAAAACGAAGAAGACAGATTAGGCATTGATCCAGACAGGAATGAATCAACATTTTCTGGTGGGGGTTCTGACGGTGTTGGTAACTTTGGTACATTTGGAGATTATGTTGGTGGGATCAGTGATGCATTTGGTTTTACTGATTACGCAGGTACAGCCGCAAAGAATGCAGCAGATGAAAAAGCATCTAATCAAAACACAATGTCAAACTTTTCTACTAACTATGGAAATGAAGCAGGTGGAATGGATAAACCTAAAGCTAAAAAGGAAAAAACGAATGATGATTACTCTTACAGTTATGATTCATTCGGCCCATTTAACTCTGGTGGCCCTATAGGATACAACATGGGAAGCATGAAGAAACCTGTTGGCTATAACATGGGTACTATGAATGGTCCTATTGGTTACAATATGGGCGGTGTGAGCCAAGTTGCTAGAACAATGTTACCTGAGGAGCAAATACGTCAACGTCAAATGCAACAAGCTCAAGCTGACTCTACAGGTGGTGGTGCATTAGCACAAATTGGAAATGCTATGGGTATGAAAATTGCTGGTAAAGGTGTAGATACAGCATTGGGTAAGATGGCTGGAAGTGTAGCAATGAAAACTGCAATGGGATCAATACCTGTAGTCGGACCATTCCTTGCAGCACTCTTTGGATAATTAGGAGAATAACATGATTGATAAAACAGATCCAACTAATAGGGATACTGTACCTGCTATGCTTACTCCGGGAGAATTTGTCTTGAATAAGGAAGCTACTCAGATGTATGGCCCTGTTATACAACAGATGAACAATGCTGGTTTGCAGCAACGTGCAGCAGAAAACAAAGCTGTAGAAGCTAACATGGGTGGGGGTATTAAGTATTATAATCATGGAAGTACTCATCCAATAGAGCCACCTAATAGAGAAGAGCAAATACAATCTTTATTAAATACAATATCAAGGGGAGAAGGAGCTACCCCTGAGAAGTTAGCTGCTCAAAAAGGATTTGGAACAACTCCTTATGATATGGTTTTAGGATATGGGGTTTACGGAAAGCCAACTAAACCATTATCTGAAATGACTTTTAGAGAAGTCTATGAATATCAAAGAAAATTATTATCTGGTCAAACTGGTAAGGTTGAAGCTGACAAACAATCAACAGCAGTAGGTAAGTACCAAACTATTGGAACTTATTTATTTGGTGCAGGTAAAAGTGCAGATAATGCTATTGATAACTCATGGATGAAGATGGCAGGTTTAGGGCCAGATGATATTTACAATGCTGAGAACCAAGAAAAGATAGGTCGTATTGTTTTAGATCAAGCTGGATTAAATAACTATCAAACTACTGGAGATGCTGATCAATTTCAAAGAGATCTTTCAGCAAAGTGGGCATCAATAGCCAGTCCAGATACTAAAGATGGAACTTATGGACAAAGAGTTGATACTTTCAGATCAGATTTACAACCTCATTTTGATTCTATGTTTTCTCCAATGCCTGACAATTCTCAACTTGCTTCTAGTCCTGAAGTTTTATCGTTTGTTGAACAATCTAACAGACCTACAACAAGACCTTTAGGATTTTCTCAAGAACCTGTACAGGTAACAGAACTTCCTAACATAATTACTATGGACACTCTTCCAAAGAGAGAAGCTCCCCCACAGGCTTCGTCTTTTGCAGACTTAAGTCAAAAAGATTTTCTTAAAGAAGCTGGTGTTAATCCAAATATTTTAAATAGT